GACGTAGTGATTGGGAGCGAACCGGTAGCCAAGGAGTATAGGAAACTCATGACCGACCTCGGAGTTTCTATTTCAGAAACTAAGACACATGAGTCGAAAGACACATATGAATTCGCTAAACGGTGGTATCAGCACGGAGTAGAATTCACCGGTGCACAATTACATGCTTTCACTGCAAGTAAGAAATGGTTTCTTATTACAAATGAATTCAAGGAATTGTGTATCAAGTGGAAATTTCCTCTCGACGCTGAACCCGGGGTCTTTGAGTCACTTTTCAAGTCACTGCGTTTAGAAGGAGTGCGTTATGCAAACCTTGCTAAGAGGGCAATGATGTTCCTCTACTTACCCTGGAATCATCCGGGGATGAGTAGGGATGACCAGATCAAAAGATTGGTCATGCTAATCAACCCAGACGGTGCAGGGTGTCCTTCAAACGCTACAAAACGATGTAAAGAATTTCTAAACATCGCTTTGAGCGAAGTGAAGGCTCGAGTAATCGAAAAGGGACTCCTAGCTGCTCGCGGCTCTGCTCAAGAGACAGTATTGTCTCTTCAGGAGAAAGTACGAGAGATAGGGGGGTGGATTCCCACGTCAACACTCAGGGCGGTTCCGGCTATATATATCGCTGCTAAACAATTTGATGTTTTAGCAGACGACCTCGATAAGCTTCGAGATCCAACATTGACGTCGCCGGAGAAGTTAATCTTCAACGAGGTACGTTTCCTTGGATTCGATTCATCAAGGATAATGTCAGATCGCCCTCACGAGATACTAATGGCTGCTAATGCAACATTACTGAACCGTCTTGTGAAATGGATCGCGAAATACAAAGGTTTGCGAGAAGAAATTCTTACAAACCAAGATCTCGACGAAAACATTGCACGAAGCTATGCCCGGGAATTATTCCGGACAAAGGTAATCGGCGCAGTAATGCCCGGTTTCCCATTATCCTCTGAACCGGTTAGGTTGGAAACCACACCGGATCCAGAGCCAACCCCAGAAGAAGCAGTACCACCTGAGAGCCTTGATGCTCATCCTAATGACTCGTCTGTAAACAGCGAGCCGTTAGCTAAAGATGAGGGATCAAAGGACTCTGCAGACGGCTGCCCTCCTGGATGGGTG